GTCGGGTTCTTAATAAAGTATGTAGGGTAGCGGTTAGTAATTTAAGATACAGTAGTCCATCGCTACAGTTAACGATACATCGACTACTTCACTATTAGACCAATCATAGTCTCCGAAATCTGCTGTAGTTACGAATCCTCCTTTGATGACCCATTCTCCAACGATATCACCAACTGGTCCTAATATGTTTAATGTTAGATCCTTTTTGTAGAAATCTGAGTATCCAGCTCTACCTGTTACTGACTCATAAGATAATCTTGCCCACTCCATCACTGCTTGTGCACCTGAAGGTGTGATTGGATCATATAAAGTCATTGTTATATCAGCCCATTCTCTTTTTCCTCTAATTTTTCTATAAGAGTTGATGTGGTCTAATTTAATCACCTCATCTGTGAATTCTGGTGCTGATACGTTCTTTACTAAGAATGATGGAATTCCATCTACGTAAAGGACAAATCTATTCTGAACTTTCGGCTCGAAAGCTCTAAACATTATTTCATTTGGATCTAATACTGCCATGTTATGTTACTTTATTATAAATATCTATGTTTCTAATTATGCTCCGAAAGTCGCTCCTGTTGGTTCTACTACGAAGTCTAATACTATAAATTCTGCTGTCTTAGCTGGCTGGATATAGATCTGACCTACTAATTGGTTTCTATCTATAACATCCGCTGTGTTATTACTGTCATCCATTACTACTCTGTAAGCGTAAAGACCTTGTCTTTGTGTTACTGAATCTAGGTATGGGTTAACCGCTGATAAGAATTTGTTTCTTGTTGTAATTGTATTTTGTTCGAATACTAATGTTGAAGCTTGATCTCCAATAAACTTCTTAAGATCAATTAGTAATCTTCTTACGTTTACTCTATCTAAAGCTGATGCTTTAGTCTGTAATGTCTTTTGTCCAAAGATTGCAATACCTGTTCCTGGGAATGTAGCAATTGGGTTAACTTTTGAATTATATAAAGTATCTCTATCGCTTCTAGTTAACTTTCTTTCTGCTTGAATTACTCCTGGTACACCACCTCTAGTTAAACCAGCTGGTGCAAACCATGGTGCTGCTGCTCCATCTGTGAATGCATATACTCCTGGAATAAATACTGATGCTGGTGCCCATACATTCTTACCAGTAGCTGATGCTGTCTGTAACCAAGGCCAGTATGAAGCTGCATAAGAGCTATTCAATAAATCTGCCTTACCTGTTACGTTAGAAATTGTTGCTCCGTAAGAGTATAAATCTATTACTGCAATACAATCTCCTCTTGTTTCAGTTAAAGATATAATGCTATCAAGTGGAGTAACGTGTTTATCGTATACTAAACCTGGTGCTGAAATTATATTAAATAAATAAGCATCTGTGTTTTCTAAGATTGCAATTGCATCTGTGTAACAACCTGCTGTTAAACCTTGTGTTCTAGTACTAATATTTCCGAAGTAGTTATCTTCTCCTACTACATTTGCTCCAGTACCTCCGCTGAAAGATCCAGACTGTGCTATTGGTAGAGAACCTGTTGCTCCTGCCACTCTAATCAATCCATCGTTACCGATATAGTTAAGAGTTTGTCTTGGTACTGATGCTACTCTAATGTAGTTTGAATTGTTTACATAATCTCCAGTTACAGAAACATATTTTGATGAACCGTCTGTACCTTTTGAAGTAGTCTGGTTACCAATCACTTTTTCTATATAGTTATCTGCATTTGGATCTAATGATAGGTTGTTAAATGATTCAAGGACTATTTTGTTTTTTGCATTGTCATCACCTCTTCTTACCGAAAGTGTAAATGTTCCTTTAGCATTACTAATATTTGAAATTTCATATCTTATATTATCTGAGTTTCCACTAATTAAAGAACCATCGCTGTTTTCTGAACTTGAATTGTTCATGATAGTACCTTTTCCTAATGTTTCTACAGTAAAAGGTGCTGATCCTGATGATGCTGTAATACCTGTGTCGGTAGCTGCTGCAAAAGATCCTGTTACAACTCTTGTTACTAAACAAGTGTCACCTCCTTGCTGGAAGTAGGATTTAACTGCTAATGAAGTTAAGAATTCAGATTTTTCTGATCCTGTTTCAAAAGTGTCCCCAAATTTTCTAACGTATTCGCTATACGAGGTAACAGTTGTAGGTACTTCTACTGGTCCTTTTACAGTAGGTCCTATAATTGCTGCTCCTGCTTCTAAAGGTGCTGGGGCGATGAAAGAGATATCATTTTCTCTTTGAAATACACCTGGTGAGACTATTGTTTCTGCCATTTTCGGTAAAGTTTATAATATTGTCTTATATAAATATATGTAAATAAACGAAACCGCTTTATGTATTGTGGTGTTCGTCTACATATATAAATAGAGTGTTGTTTAGTGAAAAATTAACTTAAAGGAGTAAATGTCCCTGATTGT